ACCACCTGATAATATAGCATGCGCTTTAGCACCAGTTCCATCACCTAAAATTGTAATAATTGGAGGAGATTGATATTGAGAACCTGGATTAATTAATGATATCGATTCAACACCATTTGTAGATGATGGTGTTTCTTCAAGATATATGCCATTGATGATATTAACTAAGTTTGCAGGATCTCTAAATTGTACAGATGGTATACTAGACACACCACTTAAGAACATACCTTTATCTAATGATGCATTATAATATAACTTGTATGTTGAAGGTGTAACTAAGCTTGGAAAGAATTTCTTTTGTAATTTTAAATCATATTCACTGGTGATTATAGCATTACTATAATCTTGCACAGTTTTCATCAATGCATAAGCATTAAATGTTGAGTTGAAAGTATTTAATGTGGAAGTTGCAAAACCATATATTGCTGATTTAACTCCAGATTCTATTTGGGCTGATGTTTGTGTTGTTTTATTAGGATCATAAACAACAGTGATGTTTAATTTCAGATAAGTATAATCAGGATCTACTATAGTTGGATTAACAGTCATTACACCAATAGGTTTAATAACGTCTTGAACTAATCTTTGTTTTTGAGTTTCAGTAATATTGTATGCACCAGATGGCTTCAAACAGATAAATACTTGACCAAATACAGGAACATCATTTTCTTCACCACCCCAAACATTAACAGCATCAAAAGTTAGACCTAATTTATTTTGTTGGATTGCTGTGATATAATCATCTTTAGTAACTGCACGATTTTGCGCTGAAAAAGATTTTGGTGCTTGATATTTGATAGATTCAATAGATTCTTTCGAATTTCCACTGGTTGCTGGAATTATAGGTGTTATGGTTTTACTTGTATATCCCCCTAAATTATCCATTAAGGTAAAATTATTAGCACCTGTTGAAGCTAAACCATTGGTGGAAATAAAAGAAACTATAACTATATTATTATCATCTAATTTTTTACCAAGTATACCATCACCAAAATAAATCTCATAATTACCTGTTAAAGATTCTTGTAAGAAATACACTTTAGAATCTGGTGTTAATGTTAGAAAATTATCAGCTAATGTATAAATGTCATATGATGTACTTGATGATGATTGTTTAACTATTATTTGAATTGTAGATGTGTCTATGTTTGCATCGGGGATTTCAAAAACACTCTTTGGATTTGTTGTGTTATTTATTGTAAACGTAAATGTTGCCGGCCGGCCTTGTTTTATGATAACATTTTCGAAAGTAGCTATACCGTTTTCAGTATTGACAGTATGAGAATCAGATGTTACAAAATTATAATTACTTGTAGGCCATCCTACAGATTCAGACATGAAACTTGTAAATTTTGGCAAAGTAAATGATGATGTTGTAACTCCATTAAAAACTACATTAATATATGCTAATGGAGCACCTGCCGATTTTGGTGTATAATTCAATAATTTTGCATGCGAGACTACTGAACTTCTTTGGAGTGCAGAATCTAAGAACATTTCATTACCTACCATGTTTAGGTAGTATGCATTATATTGTGTGTTATATGCTAGAACATCTAATAATACACTTAATCCCGAACCTTCAAAATTATAATCTTTAAAAGTATCCTGGGATTTCAAATAAGTTTTGAAATTATTTTTGATACTACTGAAATCTAAATCAGTAATCTGTAAACTTGTATTAGAAGACATTTATCTAGACCTTTGTAGTAATAGATTTACAGCGGTGGGTGATGTATTATTACCCACATAAAATTGTATTGTAACTGTATAAGCATTTTGATCAACATTTGGGTTAACTAAAACATAATCCAAAGTTACTCTGGGTTCATAATTTGTTATTGTATTTTCTATATCACTTTTCAATAAACTAGCTGTTAGATTATTCACAGGCTCAAACAACAATTTATCTAGGTTTGATCCTAGATTAGGTTGAAATGGTCTTTCATAAAAATTGGTTAGAAGTAGATTTCGAACTGATCTAATTACTGCCTGTTCATCATAACTTAACGCAACATCATTTTTACCAGGAATCCTAGAAAAGGTTAAATCTAAATCCGCATATATATTTTTTAGTGTATTTGCCATGTTCTATTTAGGTGTTTATAATATTGATTAGTTCTGGTGTTCCAATAAAATTATTAATTAGATATTTTTCTGTTTCACCAAAATTTTTTAAATCTTTACAATTAGCAAATGCATTAACTATATCTTTAGAATTTTGAAAAAAAGTCTGATCATGCAATTGTCTAGTTGTTAAAAATGTAATGGTATTTGAAATTTCAGTATTGATATTATTAACCTGTTCTAATGTTAAACTAGATGTAGCTACAACATTTCCATTTATATCTAATGATGTTGATATACTATTTGAAATTAAGTTATAGTATATTGATATAGTATTAGCACTAGCACTTAATTGTGGACCAACAAAAAGACTAGTAAAATTTCCTAGAATTGGTGATGTGTTTATTATACCATCTGTTTGATTGGTTAAGTGTAATATTAAAGTACCAACACTAACTGCTGTTTTATATGTTACTTGATCCAGTTGTGCAACAGCATTTATATCTGTCAACCCTGAAATATTATTAGTATGTGTTATATAACTTTGGCAAGCATTAACTAAAGTAGAACATACTGATGTTTGTGGAATATTACCATTTAATTCTGAACAAATACTTATTATAGAATTAGCTGAATTACTAATAGATTGTACTGGAGTTTTAACTGGATTTTGAAAATATACAGTTGTATCTCCGTTAATCATAGTTCGAGCAGAAGCTTCTGTCATAAATGCAGGGATTCTTGCCATTTCAGATTGAATATTGGCCGATAATGGTTGTATTATATTATTAGGATCATCAAAATTATATCCCAATTTAGCATATAAACCTGTCGCATTATTAATTGTTGTCATTATTTTCTCTCAAAATTTTGTTTATTACCCACCAGCTAATCCGACAACTAATGGCGGTACGAACATTGGTAAAGGTAATCCTGTAACTGTAACTCCACCAGGAACTAATGGAAATAAATAAAGATGTGTGTGTGTATCATAAATTGCTCGATTTACCATATCTGACATCATACCAGCACTCATTGAGCCAAATGTTCCTGATGGTGCTAAAACTGACAGTCCTGCATCAACTGATATTCCCGCATAAACACTCATTGGTGTAATTACTGGTCCTAATGCCATCATTGTACCAATTATATTAATACATCCTGGTTCAGCAATAGGTGTCGCTGGTGTTGGAAATCCTAATGATAATCCCCCTAATCCAGAAGTAAATCCAGCTGGTCCAGCAGTAACACCCATACCACCAGTTACTCTAGATTCAGCAGTAAGAGTATCGCAAGTTATTGATCCACTAACATATAAATCAGAACCTACACTTAACGCAGTAGCAGCAGAAAGACGTAATCTACCTCCAAAATTTTCATTAGCGGCAATTGATACATCTGCATCTCCTGCTAAATTAATTTCTTTAACTGCTCTAACATCCATTTTACCTTTAACTGCGAGTGTATAATCTCCATTTACTTGTTGATTAAAGTCTCCCTTGACTTGTAAATTGCAATTACCATTTATAGTAATGTTGCAATCACCACTAATCAATACATTTTTTCGACCAGCAATAATTTCATATCCATCACCGACAATTTTATGAACTTCATCACCGTTGGGGTGCATTTCTATAAAAGTTTTGGATCTATGTTGTAATCTAATTCTTTCTCTACTAGGTGTATCATCTAGTTCAAATGTATGACCAGATTCTGTATGTTGTACATGATTATAAGGATATTCAGGTGGAGTATCAACATTAGCTGCTGATGGTGGCTCAACCCACAAATTTGTTCCGGATGGTATAGTAGTCATAATTAAGGTGTTGGGGTTGGTTGTATTGGAATTTGAAATCCAGCTGGTATTATTGTTGTTGGAATCACCGATGTTATACCTTGAAGTGTTGTACCTGCACTTTCAATTGCTGCAGCTGATGATGGACTAACTAAGGATACTGCAGTACCGGCTAATCCTACTGTAGCTTGTAATCCATCAGTTAATTTACCTACAGATTCTTTAACACCTTTAAATGCAGCACTTAATTTATCAGACCCAGCACCAAAAGGAACATCTTTTGCTGCGCCAGCAAGTGCATCTAAGAATAGATTTTTTATTGTATCATATAATTTTTGTAAACAATCACCCAACATAGCAAGAATTTTTGCTGGTAGACTTAATATAAATTGAATAACTTCATTAATTTTACCAATAACTACAATTACTTCTTTTTCAAAATCTATAATTGGTTGAATCCATTCTTTCATAACATAATCTAAATCTTCTTTTAACGAATTTAATTTTCCAATAAGCCAAGTATATTGACCTGATAAATCAGATACACCCAATAATCTTAGAATACCACGAATACCTTCTCTAATCTTACTAGCTGCTGCCCTTAAGAATTTTTTCAGGCCCACGCTTTTTTGCATATCTAAAATAAAATCACAAGCATGAGATAATGCATTATTTGTGTAATCTATAGAAGTATCAACAAGATTACCAAAAGCTAATGGTGATGTAGTTGGTGATCCTTTAGCTGTAGCATCTTTAGGATTTGCCAGTTTAACTGTATTTTCTTTACCTAAAACTGGTTTAGGGTATAATACTTGTTGGTTTATTTGGCTTTGTGGAATTACTGCCATAATTATTTCCTATAGTTTATGTAGTTCATGTATATCATTTATAAAAGTTCGGTAAAAACAATCTATTCCACAATCTTCATTTACTGGAATCTTATCTAACTCAGCTTTCATCTCTCTTGATTTTATATAAAATTCTTCTTCTGAAATAATACCAACAGATATTTGTATTTGTAATCTTTGTAATTCCGCAGCCATTTTATGTATATCATTAAAATGAAAACTCATAATCTATTCCTATTTTTGTTTAAGACCTGGTAAAAAACCCATCATAACAGGAGATTGAGCATTTTCACCATCTAAAAAGAAACCCATAACCCAATCATCTGGTTTTATATTCCCACCCGTGGAAATTCCATTCAACGAATACATGGGTTGAGCCCAAGGTAAATCAGCTGTTGGTATTTCATCACCATACCAACCAAATATTCGAACTTGGCATCGACCAATCGCTAATGGATCCATTCTATTTTCCACTGCACCAACCCACCAAACAAATCCATTTAGACCAGCAAAATTGTTTACTTTTTTAGTCATTAATCAACAACTCCTTTGGTTGTATTTTGCCATAAAACAGAATTATTATCGGGTGATGCATATTGATTTGGTGTACTATCTTTCACTATTTCTAAAATTGTTTTAAATTCTGTAATTGTAATGATATGTCTTATTGCTGATATTAAATATCTACCAGAATAAAACTTATCTGGTTTTTTCATGTTTGGATTAATAGATAATAAAGAAAAATCTATAACCATACCAACAGTTAAGTTAGAATCTCCAGGTACTGATATTTTTATTCTGTTATAATTTATCAATGATATTTGAGCTGTCCTATGTGGTATATATGTTTCAGCAAATATATCATTAGAAGTTGAACCAGCTGCTTGTGTTTTTATATATCCAACATTTTGCTGATTAAAGTTTGAATATACCAATTTTAATACAGCTTTAGGTGTATCATTCAATTTATGACCAAATTTATTAGTGGCCATATTAGTAATAGGTGATGTATTTAATGATGTTGAATTTTTTTGATAAACTCCATAATCAAAATTCGTTACTGTTTTTTCTCGGGTTAAAGTATTGAATGATAATAATTGATTTGCAAAAACACCAGAATTTATTGCATCAAGTGAATCATATGAGTTTAAAATTTCATATGTACTAACATTATACACAGAAGAATTTAAATCTTTTACATCAGTATTTTTAGGATTATATGAATAAGTTCTATAAGTTGGATTACTCATTAGTGATTGTAACGATCTAAAATTATATCCAAATTTATCTTCATATAGAAACATATCCGCACCAGGTTTATCATCCTTTGGTCTAGCATAGGTTGATAACCAATTAATAGCTGCAAATGGTTTCATTGTAGGAATCACAAAATCATAAACACCATATGAAGGTTCGATTACTATGATATTTGATTCTGGCACTTTTAATGATGTTTGTAAAATATCCAAGATATTTTCAGATATTTTTCCACCTTTATATGACTTACATAATTTATATTGTTCCGAAATTACCAATTCTTCTGAACAGAATTCCAAACAATATGTTTCAGTATTCATATTTTCTTCTAATATTCTCCTAGAAACTTTAAATACCCTAAACAATTTATCTACCGGATGTGCATCATTTACAGTTTTACCAAACTTCATTTTAAGATATTCATTGCCTGTAAGATTTAATAATTCTATATAACCCATAGAATCGGTCACCATTAGATAACCAGATGTAGTGTTATTAAATAAATCTTCATGATAAGACAATTCAACAAGTATATTTTTTAAATCCATTGGACCTGTTGAAGATTGCAATTCTAAAGTTATTAATGCATAATCTGATGGATAATTAATACCAGGAGCTGCCATATTATTTTCTCATTAATGATTTGAATTGAAGTTCTAATTCTGAAACATAAATTTTGTCAATTAAATTTATAGTTCTTTTAGCTTCATTTTGTTCTAATTCATAATCATAGACACTAATTGTAGATTTTGATGTTATCACCGATACTAAACTATCCGGTAATTGATATGTTATTGATGAAATGTATGATTCATTAAAAGTATCTTCATCAATGACAAAGGTATCTACTGTTTCCACTAAAGATAAACTGTCGGTAGATTTTATGGTTTGTCTATGTTCTTTAATGGTGGATTGCGTATAAGACAAAACATTGGTGGTATTTGCAGCAACAGAATATTTTTTAGACATATACAAATCAAATTGTTGATTATTTAGAGGCCAATTCCATTGTGGATCTAAAATTTGATTAGCATAAAGAACTATCCAATAACGATATGAATCTCCATAATATTTGTCTGCTACAATTTCTGGAGTATCACCTTCTTGTATGTCATATTTATAGAACAACATTGGATTATTAAATAGTGATGGTATCAATTCTGTTCTAGCCATGATATTGGTTAAAACTATTCCATCACCATTAACGTCAGGTGATATTATTTTTGGTATAGATTGAAAATATAACATTATCGGTGAGTTCCTTTTTCAAGTTTACCACGGTCGATGGCTTCAACTTCTTTAAATTGTAACATCAACATCGATTGAATGGGTGATCCATCTTCATAAGCAGCAAATCCATTGGGAGTATAATTAACATCGATGTTTACTAATACACAATCACCATATTTTGGCAAATGTGTATTTTCACTATTATCATGCATGAATTTGATATTAAATATTGATGGGGGTATTAAAAACATACTATTAACTGTTTCTATACCTGCTTGTAATCTTGGAGCATAATGGAGTTTAAACATTGATATGATGTTATCAACTTCTTTTGATTCTTGTGCTGATTTGGGTGTGAATGTAAATGTTAATTGAAATTCTCTTAAATCTAATCCTTTATAAATCATCTGAAGTTGCGGATTAAAAGCATATCCTCGACCTTTATTAATCAAATCTCCAAGATTTTCCATACCAGTTAATCTAGCTGCCAAAGAAACTGTTTCTGGGTCACTAGATATAGAATTTAATATTCTGCCTACAACTCCTTCAGCACCACCAGGTATTTTACCATCTGGTCCTGCCGCAACATATCTTCCAGCTAATGAGGTGATTTGTCGTAAACTGGTGATTTTATCACCCAAATCACCAGTCATACTCATTTCATTATAATGTGCATTATATGTTGCATTTATCGTGTCTGGCATATATAAGGATATTACCGCACCTAGTTTTTTTAATTTGGGATTTATTGTTAATCCTTCTTTAGCAAAATCACCTATTTTATTAAAAGCATTACCAATATTACTAAATCCTTTTGTTACAGCATCATTTATAGATTTATTATTAATACCTGCAGTGGTTGGAGCTGCATATGGAATTGTTACTGTTTCATTTAATTTTGGAATAAAACCTGAGAATTCTGAAGCGGCTGATGAAACTGCTGGTAATATTGATTCTAGACCTGGTAATTTTAATGAAACAGAACTGGCAACTCCACCTGCCCAATCCGATGGTACAATTTCACTAATACTGAATGAAACATAGTGTAATCTAGTTGCATCAGTTCCTAAATCTAATGGATATTTAAGTGTTGATACTCCTTTACCATTAAACAATAAAGATAATGGTCCAGATGCAATTTTACCCATTTGTCCTGGTATATTAACTCCATCAATCGATGTTGGTATACTAATGAACGCCATTGAAATTCTCTTATTTTATATTGTGTTATATGTGTATT